GGATTAACATCCCTAGGAATTTTTCTATACATGCTGTAGTACTATAATTCGCTTTGTATCTCACGCTATTTACTTTTAAATCGCTTGATGAGTAAGACCAGCTTTATCCGCAGGCTTCAGATTCCGTATAGTTTTAGTATAGGTTATTTCCGTTTTATTATAAGCATTATAGTTGAATTCATGATTTTATATGACAATATGAAAGTATATACCACCAATTTTTAGTCTTTTAATTTACATCTGGACCTTATTAGACTTTAATTCTTTTTTATATCGACGTACCCTCTCGAGGTATACTTTAGAATAGACTTTGTACACCTTATCGTACTAAGAATGATAACCTCAAGTTATTAGTGTGCTCGCACTTAAAATATTGGATGGAATTCGACACTCCTATCCTGGGCACTATCAACTCCCGCCGTAAGAGCTCAAGTCCTGACCTCTGAATACTTGGAATGGCAAAGGAACATAATACATCATGAAATTTAGTTGTAGTTGGATTCGCGCCAACCATGATCTCTTTTGTGCAGTACCTCCCAGACCTTGATCTTGGTTAAAGACGACATTTAATGGGCCCGTAGGGAGAACCATACATTATGTACGCTTCTCTTTATAAAAACTCAACCCCTTTATCCTTTGATTTTGTTGGACAAACCCGTCCCCAATATCACCACAGACATGGTAAAGTTACACGGAAGAATATTGATAGTAGAAATGCTAAGGCACTATCTAAAGTTTCATCATGCAACCATATGATAAACTTTATTCGTAGTTCTATGAACCCTGAAACACTACCAGTGTCTGCTCTTGAAGAGTTGAAGATCTCTCTCAAGAAGAATAAGTTAAGTTCTGCCAATCGCAGATATATTCGTAAGACCATTGCCCCTCTTTTGCGCAGTTATTTTAAGCAACAGAACATCAATAATAATTTACACTTAGAATTACCTTGTTTTTCCCTTGACGATACAGATTTTGATTATTTCATAGATCCACCAAAAATTTTGCGAAATAATGGTTTCATTTATGACAACCCTCGCTTTGATATGATGCATACTCTTGTATCCAATCATGTTTCCCCTCAGGAAATACGATATTCAACAACTAAAGACGATCTTCCCCCTTACTATTACCCCGGTAATTTTGAGGATATTCCCTTTATGAGAAAGTGGGATAAGCAAATTTATAATAAGAAAGATTGTCAAGTTAATTGCCGAGATATTTATGAACAGTTTAAAGCAGATTGCTTGGAACCCTTCGTTATATTATTTGACACTACACCGGAGCGCTGGTACATCTATGTGTACCGTAATCATGAACAAATTTACACCTTTTCCCATTTCGACAACAGGTATGGTGATCAAATTTTTGTAGATTATGACCGCTCTATTTTCCCTGATACCCTCTTAGCAGAAGGTGCCATGGACGAAATTTCATCATTCATCTCGAATTTGACTGGAACATTCTCATTTTTAGGCGAACCCACTTCTAGGTCCGCTAATCAGACGTTTATTCAAAGAATGAACACTATTATGTCCCCCATGGCTGAGTTAACTACAGCCCTACAAGCACCTCATGACTTTAGTATGGTGGACAGACTAGCCAAAATAGGAGCCATAATAGGCATTTTTATTCGTAGCCCTAAAAAATGGCAGGATTTTATATTAATATTTACTATTATATGTGCAGATCTTGGTATTCTTTCCAAAGTTGTATCCACAGCTTTTAATTATGCTTCCCGCATGGGGAGTCTAGTTACTACCCGAATTATTGCTCAAGGTATGACTGATGACGACACCGACGAAGACTCTACACGCAGTATGGTTTTCACTTGTTTTCATTCAGTACTGCCGTGTCTTTTTGATCCAACAGCTGACGCACCGAGTTTTAGTTCCGTTACGACGTCAGTAAATAAATCACTCGCCAATTTTGGTCGTGCTAACACTGGTTTCCGGGCCATTTCAGAATGGGTATCTTACTTTTATGCTTTAATTGAAGATGCTTATTATTGGAATGTTCATGGAATGTCAGCAAAGACCGCTAAACTGAGAGAGCGCTTTCCAGGCTTTGAAAAATACGCCTTTATGGTTCAAATTTTACCTGAGATTACTCAAGCTGACGTTCATGCATCCACTTATATTCAGCACGAAATAATTAACGCTTACACAGCAGGCCAACAAATGCTTGGCGACATTAAAGCTGCTGAATCTGATCCTACTCTCGTTAGATACCTCACAACACACCAGCGCACACTTTCAAAGTACCACGAGCAAGCTCTCATAGCTACGCAAACAGGTGGTACCCGAGAAGCTCCAGTAACCATTTATTTGTATGGAAATCCTGGTACTGGTAAGTCCGTTTTGACTGACCTATTGACATCAGAGCTATATCGTGATGTTATTGTTCCTATCGAACCAAATTACCCACCTAAACTTCTCCGTTATTCTCGAAATGTCGGGCAAGCGCATTGGGATAATTATAAGGGGCAATATTTTTGCATATATGATGATTTTGGTCAGAAGAAAGACAGTGAGGCTAGTCCTAATGAAGAACTTTACGAAATTATTCAAGCCTGCAATACTGCTGAATATGCACTGCCTATGGCATCACTAGATAACAAAGGTAAGGCATATTTCAAGAGTAAGGTCATAATAGCTTCATCCAATTCACAGGTTCCACCAGTTATATCCTTAAATTCAGCTTCCGCTGTTTATCGTCGCTTTAACCTAGCTTTTGAAGTCACCGTTGATGAAGATTTTGGAAGCGAGAGAGAATTGGCGGTTGGAGAAAATAGAGCCAGAAGAGGCCCTATATCAAAGACCCCAGTCACGACTTATATCAGGTTAGATAAGAATAAGACTGGAGATAAAATGTTAGCCAAAGCCCCCTACCGTATCAGACAGTATGATATGGAGACAGGTCGTATTATCGGTGGATACATGAATTATAATCAGTTTTACACCATGATTCAAACTGAAATCGACAACCACACCAATTTAAATGAAAAGCGAGAGCGCGAAATGGCTGCCCTTATGGGTATTACTTACGAAGAAAAGACATCCACTATTTCTGAAGTCGAAGCTAAGATCAAGGCTCACAATAATCCAGTTAAGGTGATTGAGGAACTTCCCGTACCCCCACCACATATTAAAAGTGAAGGTAAGAAAGATACGGGTATTCGTTGCGAGCCCTGTGGCAAAAAGGGTTTTATTACCCAGGCTGACAAATATGAGCATTGGAACACCTGTTCGCAGAATCCTGAATATGCTATAAAGCAAACAGCAAAATATAACCGGCCATCTACTGGCTTTCGCCGCCGCCATATGCAAGATATAGTTACGACTGAAACTGTCATTAAACAATCAGCTCAACCGTTACCACCTGGTGTGGTAAATGAAGAGTGTGTAGTGCCCACTATGGTAACCAGCGCCCCACAGCCCGAAAAACCAAAATTGACAATTAAACCGCCTACACAACCGTTGCCCCCTAATGTAGTACATGAAGAGTGTGTAGTACCCAAACGTACGAACACAGAAATCACTGTACCCAAGGCTGAGCAACCTTTGCCATCCGGTCTAGTTTATGAACAGTGTGTTGTTCCGACTACATTTAATTGTGACGCTTGTCATAAGAAATTCAAATCACGCTCTGCTAAATATCAACATATGGACATGTGTATGCGAATGCCAGGAAAACTGGTGGCTGAAGGTGCAGATGATTGGTATGATACTGAGCATGAAACCTCAGTAACCGGCACCATCCGTACGTTAAGTGAGGAGCTTATGTCGGTGCGTGAGGATTCAGTTAAATTTATGAGTGACGCCACTTTTGAAGATCCAAATTCGTTTATAACAACTAACGGCATTGCAAATCGTTTAAAAGCGCGGTACCAGACAACTCAGGCTAATTTGACAAAGTATTTTGGAGAACGCTGGGGTGTGCTTAAAAACGCTGCTCAGCTTGGACTTTTTGCCTTGGTGATGGGAGCCATCTTCTATTACACCTATAAGAAGTCTGATGAAGTTAAAGACATTGTAAAGACTCAAACGCAAAATTTTAGGACTTACTTATCTGAGTTGCCCACATTATCCGATTCTTTCAATAGGCTTCGACACACCTTAGGGTTTCCCCTCAGTGTGGACAGAATTTGTGCACACGTTAGAGAATATGATGGTATTTTGGATTATGTTTCTAGTTTTTGCCAAGTAGAATGTGAACATTGCGATGCTTTACTGGCAGAACTACCTGTGGACGATACTCCTCTCACTAACCCAGTTAATATTGTTGATGAAATGTTAAGTAGAGCCGATATACTCATTGCGGCTGAAATTGATACAAATCCTTTTGTACACACTTTATTACCATCCAAGGAGACTACCGCTAGTACTCATGCTCACGAAAAAATTAGAATAGCTGAATCCTCCTCTAGGATTTGCGTGTCAGATAAACTCGCACTACATAATTCCATTTTAATGAAGAGTGGCGGGTGCAGAGTAAACGCCCTATTTGTCATGGGACGTATTGTTCTTGTTCCCCATCATCTACCGCACCCTAAGTGCTCTGATGATTGTTTTCATACCACTGGAGAATCTACTTTTGAAATCTTACAGCCCATGGCTAAGAATAGGGACGATACCCTAACTGTGAGGTGGGACGATTGCAAGATCCACCAAATGGAACACTTAGATGGATCCTGTGTAGATTTGATGTTAGTATCTTTACCAACAGATGTTCCATCCCGCCCTACCGTTGTGAAGCATTTTGTGGGAGCTGAGGAAATGGCTAAAGCCACCCGTTACTCCACCACTATTACTTCTCAGCGATTGGATGGTGATGCGCCTTACATTCATTCGCAGACAACGAATGCTAAAGTTAATTTTACAGAGTTGAATTACACCACTGATGACTTAACACAACCTCTGATAGTTTATGATCACCTCTCTTATAAGGGCACCAATACTGGCCCGGGAGATTGTGGTTCTACTGTATGGAGTGATTCAAATTGTGTGGGACATATTATCGGTATGCATGTAGCTGGGTCAGCCGACAAGACTACCCAGCGAGCCAATCATGGTTATGCTGCCATAATAACCCGCGAATTTTTGTGTAGGAATATTTTAGAATTGCGAGCCAATGACGATGCTTTAATAGTCTTAGACTTCACCCCTCCTCTTGCGGAGGCTACCAAAACATCCCAAGTTTATGAAAGATATGATGAACCAATTAAGGTCACGAAAATAGCTGAATTGTATAGTAACCCTCAATTGAAGGCACCCCGCCGCAGAATAGCCCAGGGCAAGAAGAAAACACTAGAGAAAAATATAGCAGAAAATGGCAAGGATAGAATACAAACAATGACATTCGACCCAATCACGGCTTATGAGATGAATGGCATGGATGGCGACATTCAACAAGTTGGTTACCTTGATAAAATGCCTGCGCAACCCACAAAAACAGTGCTCACTCCAAGCATCCTACATGCTACGAATGGTGGACCGTATGAGTCCAAGTATAGACCGGCCGCTTTAGGTACGAAATATATAGATGGTATACCTACATCAATAGCAGCTTTAAATTTGGCAAAGATTGCCAAACCCCAGGATTTGGGCGTTTTGGCTCAGCATCGCGATTGTTTATCAGCAGCTGTTACTGATGTTAGAAATTTATTGAAACGCGACCACACCCCGTGTCGTGTTCTAACTTACGAAGAATCCATCAAGGGAGTACCTGGCGACGAGTACCGAAAAGCAATGGACAGATCTACATCACCTGGTTTACCCTTCAACCTCTATAATCCTATGGGCGGTAAGAAAGAATGGTTAGGTGAGGGCGATGAATATATTACAGACCACCCAGAATTACTTGCAGATTATAATAGGCTACACGATGCCGCCAAACGTAATATTAGAGAACCGAGTTACTTTATGGTGACTTGCAAAGATGAACTAAAACCAAATGAGAAAGTAGATCAGTGTAAAACTCGCACCTTTGGGTGTGGAAATATGACTTTAAGTCTTCTCGTCAGACAGTATTATTTGGACGCCGTGGCTAAAATTCAAGAATCCCGGATAGATAACGAAATTTGCGTTGGGTCTAATGTATTCTCGCAAGATTGGGATAAAATTAAGCGCAAGATGCTCACATTCCCTAATGCTTTTGCGGGAGATTTTTCGAACTTTGATGGCTCTTTAATGGCCATAATTCTACATGAATGCATGAAAATTCTGGATTCTATGTATCCCATAGGTACCGTAGCAGAACAAAATGTTAGACGGATAATTGCAGCCAATTTGATTAACGCACTAGTTGTGTTACCCGATGGTTCTATTATTTTGCAAACCCATTCGCAACCTTCTGGAAATCCTTTGACCGTTATCCTTAACTCTATATTCAATATGATCGTAATGCGATGGTCCTTTTATTATTTGCAAAAACGAGCAACCAGCAATATTTTGATGAAATTTGAAAATCACGTAGCTTTTATTACCTATGGTGATGATAATGCAGCTGCAGTATCCACGGAGGTCAGTGCTTGGTATAACCAACAAACTGTAACCGTAGCATTGTCTCACATCGGGTTGGTTTATACAGATGAGAAGAAATCTGGTGAAGTAGTACCTTTTAGACCTTTGGAGGAATTAGGGTTCTTGAAAAGATCTTTCAAAGACACCGGAGTTTGTCAGCCTTTTGTTGCTGCTCCCTTAGATATGGACACACTCGAACGAATGATACAATGGACACGCGGAACTGACGCTATCGGATCTTTGCATGAGATTCTACGGAATTGGGAAATGGAATTAGCACTGCATGGAAAACAGTCCTACGATGCCGAAACCCAAAAGGTCGGTGATATACTACGCAGCTATGACAACACTCACTATCATTATGAGTTCAAAGCTTTTGAAGTTCACCAATCTTTTCACATGACACAGAAAACTGGAACCTCAACAGAAGTGCAAGCCTTCGACGCCGTCGCGTTTATGGAAGCACTGAGTGAAATGGCAGCACACTAAACGCTCCAGGATGTGATCTATCTTTGTGGAAAATTTGTCTTATAACCACAATGATTAGCTATCCGAATTACCGGGGTTATTTAACCCAGAGATCGGTTTGAGCAGCCCTCATTAATCTCATAAGACAACCGCTGCAGCCACCTTGGGTGAGGTCGGCAGCCATGCTTGCATGGTGTAGTGTAAAATCACCTGAAGAAACAACAATTCAACAAACACAATCAACAGTTAGTAACACTGAAAACGTTACACAATTAACAACTATGATCCAAGAAGAAAACACCGCTGTATCCCTACCTCAGAAGGGACGTTCTATCGCCAATCAGGATATGACTCAACATGACTTAATTGCTTTGTTGGAGCGGGAAACTCTTATTGGTCAAATGGTGGTGGGAACGACTGACAGTGTCGTTACGCCATCACCAGTAACCACCGATTTTTCCAGCCCGGTGGGAACTAATGGAATTCTGGGGGTCTATACTTTTCCCCAGAGTATTATTGAGAACAATCCAGTTGTAAAACAGAAGCTGCAGCATTTTAAGTACTTGCGTGCTGATGTTGAGGTGAGAGTCATAGTGAATAATAGCCCTTTCATGGCGGGCTGTTTAGGTTTACACTATGCCCCTTACTTATTTGAACTGGAATCAGCATATCAGCAGAATGTTTCATCGATGGGCTTAACTTCCTTGCCCACCACTATGCTTCATACTGAAATTGCAAACACCATGACAATGACCATGCCATTTATTAATGAGAGAGATTATTACGATTTAACTACTACTCAACATTCTTTTGGCACCACTATATTGACCAACTGGGGCTTAGCCCCAGCAGGCGACGAAACCATTAAAGTACAAGTGTTTGCCCGGTTTGTCAATGTGAGAGTCTCGGTCCCCACAAATAAAGTTATCTCCGTCGTTGCAGAGGGAGAAAATGAACAAGAAGGACCTATCACTCAGGCCAGCGGTATGATTGGCAAACTTGGAGCGTTAGCTGGAGCTTCTGGCATCCCCATCCTTAGTACCATAGGTACAGTCACCTCCTGGGTTTCTCGGGCTGTTGGCGCTGTCGCAGGTCACTTTGGCTGGAGTAAACCACTAAATGTATCTCATCCCACGCATGTGGAGAGAACACCAGCGAAAGGATACACGCACACTATTGGTACTGATGGATCGGTGTGTTTAGGCACCATTCCTGACAATGCAATTAATTCGCAGGACGTTAATCCTAGTAATGATGATGAGATGGTTATATCTTACATTAACTCACGACCAAATATTTTTCAAAAATTGACGTGGAATAAAAACCAGCTTTTTGGTAAGATGATTGGATACATCTTTCACCAACCTATAAAGAACACCGGTTTCTATTATGGAACCTTTGATTATTTAGCCTCCATGTTTCAATATTGGAGAGGAACCATTGATTATCACTTTAAATTTATTAAAACGAAATACCACATGGGTCGTCTGATCTTTGTTTACTATCCTTCAGGGAATCCCTCTGCTGAGCTTACTACCGAGATGACAACAAATTACACTTGCATTGTAGATCTAAATGAAATCAATGCCGACGATATTGGTAGCGGGGAATTTATTCTCTCAATCCCATATATGGCTTCAGTACCTTGGACGCAAACCGATGACACTGTAGGCGTTATTGGTATTTATGTATCCACGCCCTTGGCCGCACCAACCACCTGTGCTGATGAACTTACAATTTGGGTCGGACATTCTGGTGGGGATTCTTATGAATTAAGCGTTCCAACCTGTGCTATGTCTATCGTTGCAGAGGGTGGCGATGATCGCGCCAATATGATGGGATCAACAACGGATACACCTGGTATGCAAGCCACGATTCAATGTATAGGAGAAAGAGTGGACAGTTTAAGACCCTTGGTTAAAAGATTCACTCCTAATTCCCTTAATGGAAGAACACCAGCTATAAAAGTGGGAGCTGCTGAATTCTTTCCTCATGCCGTACCTAATAATGATAATTCAATGTTAAGACAGATCCAGAGGCTTTTTAGATTTCATGCCGGTGGTCACCGTTTTAAAGCCGTGTCCAACACTGGTGCCCTGGTGCAAGCTAATTTATTAGATTCTCAGGCGAGACTCACAGGAGTGTCCCACACTACAATGAGCTCAATCAATAATTTTAATGAGGTCCTGCTTCCCCATTACTCAGTTAATAGATGCTGGGCGACCGGACGTGACCCGAATGCAGTACCCGAATTTACAACTCTCGGTATGCGCTATGATTCCTATAGTTACACCGGAGTTATTGAAACTGAAGTGAGTAAAGTGGCCGCATTTCCAGCCTTTGGAGTAACATCCCCCTGGGCGGGAGGTGATCACGCATCATTCCTTGTAACCAAAATTAATTCCAGTCTTGACTATTTATGGCTGGGCAAAAATCCATCAACACCCACTATTAAACAATATGTTGTGAAAACTAGTGGTGGGGATTCAGGGCAAGTACCTTTTGACGGTCTGCCCAATGCAAATGAGTTTATTAATATTCGCTTGGCAGAAGAAAATACGATTCCGGAAACGGTGGAGTCTATTCAACTCATGTGGGTAGATGGACCCAATGCAGGAAAAGTCTTTAAAACGTTCTATTCCACCCTTACCGACCACACAACCATTAGAAAACAAATTGCTACCATAGCCAAGGCTGACATCCTTGATAATCAACTAGTTTTGGATGTTACCTGGACGGCACCTAAGGAACAACAAATTTCCTTACAATTTACCTCAATCACATGCCCCGGATACCCTATCCAAGCCTTTCCGGGCACTGTTATCCCCATCGAAACTGGTGACACAATAACGTCACTTTGGGGAGGCAATCCTTTGGCACGGTATGACGAAGCCAAAGCCACAACACGTTACAGTGGTTTGGCGGGTTCAGTCACCCGTACCGTTAACCCCTTTTCTACACTTATTGCAGGACACGATGATTTCAACTCCTTCTTCTTGTGTAATCCACCTCTCACGAGAAACACGAATTCAATTCAGTGATTTTCCCCTTGCAGTGGTGGGATAGAATACTTACATTCTTTCCCCCCCACTGGGGGGGTTTTACTGAAGTTGTTTTCTATCCTGCTGTTAGATTAACCCCTAGCGTGGAGGAA